CTCTTCAACAGGTGTGTATGTATTAACGTCTGAGTTGAGGTCGACTCGATCCCTTGGATAAGCCCATACGCAGTCATCACCTGCCTGTACGCCAAGGAACGGTTCGAATCCCATCATCTTCGGCATAACGTAATGAATTACTCCGCCTCCGTAAAGTGAGCCACCTACGTGAGTAAACTTAGCACCTGAAATTAACCCATCTGTCATCCCAAAGACAGTAAATGGTCTGACTTCCACCCATGGGGCCACGTTTTTCGCTTCAGCATATTCATCCGAGTTTATAGTACATAGAGCAGTATCGCATAAAATATATTTATAAACTAGCGAATATGTGGCCATGTCGACCCAATCATAATACGCTGCATTAAAGAATGGCCTTACGGCATAGTATATGATTGTAGCTAATGCGCCACCGATAACAGTAGCATCATACGCGCTTTCATCAAGTGATAAGAATTCGTATCCTGCAGAACGGCCCCTAGTGATTAAATCTTTCGCCATTTGAACTCTAGTGGGCTTGTCTTGCAAACTCGGCATAAAAGGAAACTTAAGTTCTTGTAGCTTATCATTAAATGGTGAAAAAACCATTGCCTCCTGTATGCCAGGGAGTGCGGCGTTAGGATAAACGGATCTGGTTTTAGACTTTTTAGGCACTAGCTCTCCGTTTTCTTCCTTCCATCCGTGCTTCTGAATTCTAGCGAGAAGTGTTACAATAGATGCAAAGTCGGCGGGGTCGTTGATTACTGTATTATCGAGTACATAAGCAATACCATCAATAACACGAGCCTTAACTGTATCTCCGGTCCTACCATCTACTACAGACGTTCCAACGAGCGGTCTGCAATCAACCCCTGACTCAATGAGTAGTCGGGTAGCGATATCCGGTGTTAGATCAGCAAACGCCTTACTGTACACAGGGAAACCAATCATACCATCATTGTCCTGTTCTTGCCTAACAACTGAGCATCCAATAGGTTTGATCGACCCTGGTTGAAGACCTGCCTTCTCAATTTCGTCTCTTAAATTGAGTGCTGCTTCCACTAATAGTTGGGAGAACTGATTAGACCCAAAATCCACATGAGTGCTGCCTTTAACTACGAAGTTGAGAGCAGATTTTTGTAC